TCTCCAGTTGTGCAGTATCCAATGCTATATTTAATAAAATCTGAATCGGAAAGTCCTCTACCATATAGGTACTTTTTAATTAAATTTGCAGTTACAGATGTAGATGAAGCTTTATGAAGCAGTTGATATTCTTCAGGTAGCTTTAATATAGATATCTCCTTATATCTTGTTTCGGTTCCTTTTGGAAGGTACTTTAGTACTTCAGCTGCTTGTTCTCTTGGAGTCTTTAATTGATACAGAAGAGAACGTATGGTTCTACCTTTAGTCTCACATACCCAACACTCCCAGAAGTTCTTACCTTCGTCGTTAGTAGCCATGTTAATCTCTAACTTAGGCTTACGGTGATTGCAAAAAGGACAATAGAAAGCATAATTATCTCTAGCTCTCTTATGACTCTTACCTAAAATATTTTCAATGGATCCTAAAAGGAAAGTATAGTCCATATAATTTGTCCGTATCTTAATTAATAAGATAAGAATAAATTATATAATATACAACTATTCAACTAAAAGTTCTTTGATAGCTGCAGTAATAGATGATTCAAGTAATTCTCTATTTCCAACGTCTAGAAATTCTTCTAACTTATCAGAAATATTAACAGTTAGTTTTCTTACATCTTCTTTAGTAAGTACTAACTCACTTCTGTGAACTACTTTTTTATCTTCTAAAATAACTTTTGATAGTTTCATATCTGAAAATTAAATTTTATGTCAGGATAAACATATCTGTCGTCTTCCTGCTCAAACCAATTTGCTCCACCAGTAATTTCGTATCCTTTGGCAGTAAGAAAATTTTTCATATTCTTGTATTCTCCATTAGGTACATCTTCATTAGAACGAATTGTTACTTTACCGAATCCTTTATCTCTCAAAGGGTCATTAGCAGACCTACCTCCAGAGTAAGCTCCCATACTTACAGTAATATCATCTCTATTGTAAGTATCTCTAAGTTCTTTTTCAAGCTTATCAGCCTCGACTCTGTAGTCTCTATTTTCTAATATTATATCGGTAAGTTTCATTTCCCCTGTCCTCTATATACTTTTGTATAGTTCTTTGAACTTTTTAATTTTGACATTTTCGACTTTGCGTGAATGCCCGGTCTCTTCTTTTTTGGTTTATCTATATAATTACCTAAAGTTAATCCTTTTGCCATATTTTTACAACTAAATCACCAGTTCCTTTAATTAATCGGTGATAGGTTTCCTTTGGTATAAATAGCTTCTTATTCTGTAATTCTTGGGGTATCTCGTTATCTAATTGAAATAGCCAGTCAGTATCGTGCATAGCTTGTACTATACGATCCTCTTTATCTCTATGCCATACAAATTCAAATGAGGGAGTGTCTTGAGAGAACTCTCTAATTATATAACCGTTTTCCTTTTTTTCAGAATATGGTCTACCAGTAACCTGAGAAGTTTGATCCGCCACCTAGTGATTTCCAATAACGGCCAATATTACATGACCAGTAACCTGCTTTTGTTTTATCTTTCTTTTGAGCACATTTATGTCTTGCAGCAAAAGATGCTCTTGCACCTCTTTGTTTAAGTTTAACTGAGAGACCTGTGTCACCAAAAGATACTTTTTTTACATTACCTTTTTTACTCTTAACATAAACGTAGAATTTTTTACTACCGCCTCTTTTAGGTTTGTTAAGTTGTACTTTCTTACCTCTGTATTCAGCTTCAGGAATATAGTCTACAGATGCTTTAAGCATTTCAAATCCATTATAATCAAAAGTTTCATTTTGAATCTCTACTGCTTTTCTAAATGCTTCCATATTGATAGTACCGCCGATTGACTCGACGAGCTCCTTGACTAGTTCATAGTCGATCATTTCGTCTATAGAAAGAGCTTCGTCTATTGTCTCCTCGTTTTCAATCATTTCGTCAATCATGCAGCCTATTTCGAACAAAGCGTTCTTATCTGGTGATACCATTGGTAAGTCTAAAGGAACTTTCATTCCATTGTAATCTCCATATTCTCCTATGTCTGTTGTTTCAAGAAGCTTTTCATCCTCTTCGTTTAACGTTATATACCCGTCTCTCCAAGCTTCTCTTGCTTCAGCAAATAGTTGTATAAAGGCTTCAGAGTTATAACGGTAGACATTCTCGTGTAAGGTTAGACCATTGTCTATATGGTACTGTAGAGATGGAAATCCAATAAGTTCTTTTATTCTAATCATTGTTAAAGTCTTTTCTATAAAACTTCCCTAATATATTGTCATTTATATATTGATGACTATATGTCTCTAGGACGTCATTTATAAATAGGTGTTTACACTCATAATACGTTAATAGCTTTTTATTAGGTACTAAATCAACTATCTTACGTTCGAAATCTTTCCTTAAGTCTTTAGAATCTTTAACGAGTTGTTTTATTTTCGGATGAGAACCGTAATAATCTTTCCAATCCGATTCGGTAATGATCTTCTGTTTAAGAGGAGTACGACCTCCGATACCTTTTGCTTTTCTTTCTTCTCTTAAAGCTTCTAGAGCTTTTTTGCCAAGTCTTTTATTTCGTTCAAAGAACAGGACTTTTTTGCCAATATACTTTTGGCCGGTAGGTTTATGGTACACCTCGTAGATGAATCCATAAGTATCTTTTGGAAAATCTGAAATATCGTTGAAGATCCTACCCTGGTAAGTCCAGAGAGGGTTAGTCATATCCATATAATTTGGTTTTGGTCGCTAGAGCTTAGACTTCAGCTCTTCAATTTGCAACTGCTGTTCTTTAACAGCTTGAATTAATAACGCGACAATTTTTTCATAACGAACAGCTAAATACCCGTTCTTTCTATGTGCTACTACTTCTGGCAGCACTTTTTCGATTTCTTGAGCGATAACACCAACATCGTGACCGCTATGCTCAGAATTACTATTCCAATCAAATTCATATCCTCCTATTTGATTTATTTTATCTAATGCGTTACTTAAAGGAGTAACGTTGTCCTTGAGTCTTTCATCAGAAGTTGCAAATGCTATAATATCTCCTGAAGCTGATATAAGTCCATCGACGTATAGTTCTCCACTTGCAGTAACACTGCCGCTAAAGTGTGCTGAACCTGTGTGCACTAAACTACCTGAGAAATGTTCTCCGTTAAGTGCTAACTTACCTCCAAGCTCTGGTGATGTGTCTTCTACTATGTTTTGAATTCCAGCTCCTGCTACAGCAGATGCTAATGATTGAGACACGTCAGCTATATCCGGTAGTGATAATATTCCGTCAATATCTAAAGAACTTGTGATAGTTACTGAACCGGTAAATTCATGAGTATCTATAAGCTGATCTCCAAATATATTTGAACCTGTAGTAAGAGTTATAGATGAACTTACTATATTAGTTACCAGCTCAGTAGAAGTTAGTGTTCCTGTGACAGTTAAATCTCCTGTAAAGGTATCAGTAGTGTTTAGTAGGTATGCACTCTTAGCTGATTGAGATAATGCTGCAACTGAAGCAGAAATACCAGTTGCTAAGGAAGAGCTTAAACTTTGAGTAGCTGTGTTTAATTCTACATCTGTAGCATAAGTATCATCGAGTGATGAACTAAATTCTTCTAATGCTGTAACTCTAGTACTAAATGAACCACTATCAGTTTTAAGAGCAGCAATATTAGTAGCAAAAGATTCAGAGTTAGCTAGAGGAGTCCAATCCCCGCTTTCAGAAGCAAAATAAGATTTACCTTCATCCGCAACAGTAGCAAACATACCGCCATATAAAGTTGCAGAAGGTAAGTCGGAGACAGAGTCATAATTAAATCTGATTTTACTGCCAGTACCTAATGAGTCTATATTTCCGTCGTTGAGAAAGTTATCTGTGGAAATTAAACTACCTGTAAATCTATGAGTATCGTCTCGAGAGTCACCAAATACTGTTGAACCAGAACTTAATATGACTGAAGAACTTACTGTAGTGGTGATGAAGCTAGTAGCTGTAATATTACCGTCTACATTAATATTGCCTTGAAAATTAGATGAACCAGTAACTTCAAATATATTATTATCGTAATCGAAAGTAAAATTTTGACTACCTGTAAATACAGCTCCTGATCCTGAAAGATCACTTCCAGATCTTATTTGTATAGACTTATCTAAACCGTTAGGGGTTGTAAATGGAATACTAAATAAAGGGTCAATAGACTGTGATCTAAATAATTTTATTTCAGATGAATTTACACTACCCGAGTAGAAGAACTCTCTAAAGTTCTGATCTAGTTCGTCATGTGTTAAAGGTGCCTGTTTTACCCCTCTTAAGTTAATTGCCATTGTACTATGATTCTAATTCCGAAATTCTTTTCTCTAACCTAGTTATAATGTCTTTATGTTCCTTTAGAGTCTCAATAAGTAAAGGAACTATACCTCCATAGTCTACATTAAGATAGCCTTTTTTATCTTCAGAAACAACTTCAGGAAGTACTTTTTGTATTTCTTGTGCTATTACTCCAACAGCAGGTTTTTTGCTATCTCTCCAATTAAAATGAACTACGCTTATATTTT